ATAGAAGGTTTTCGGCAAGCCATGGGCGAGGACAGCCGCTAGAGTTTTGATTTTGGCAAAAATCAAAAAAAATCAAAAATAAATCAAAAGTGGGAGGTGAGATCCGTGCCAAGTGGAGGATACCGACCGGGAGCTGGGCGCCCGCGTAAAAATCCTGAAGACAAGAAAATTGAGGGCAAGACAGACAAAGGAAAAGCCAAGCCAAAACCACCGAAGAAAGTGGAGCCAAAAGATGTGATGGCGGGCTATTTCTCTATGGCCATGCGAGAATGCGAAAAAGAGGTCCCCACAGCGGATGCTTTGAGGGATGAGCTAGAGGCATTCATTTCTGCCCGAGGATGTGAGGGATATGTTGCCCCTCAAACAATAACGGATTATGTATTAAATAGGCAGGGATTTCTTGCCTGTGAGGCTATGAACAGAAAAATTGGACGGATGACCAAAGAGATGAAACTCTCGCCTTATGTCACAGCAGGGCAAGGATACTACAAAGCCATGCGGGATGACTTCAATTTGATTATGCAGGTCATCAATCGATACGGGGGAGAAAAAGAGGAAGAAGAGAATGCGTTTTTGACGCTGTTGAAGAATAGGGGGTTCTAGAATGCGAACTGAAAGATTTGAACAAGTGGCAGTGGAGAAGTTGGTTCCATATGCCAGAAATGCAAGAACACACAGTAAGGAGCAAATCCTGCAACTAAGAGCAAGCATTCGCGAGTTTGGATTTGTAAATCCAGTCATCGTGGATAAGGGCTATAATATTATTGCTGGGCATGGTCGTGTGATGGCTGCCAAGGAAGAGCACCTAAAAGAAATCCCATGTGTGTTTGCAGAGCATCTAACCGATGCTCAAAAGAGAGCGTACATTCTTGCAGATAATAGGTTGGCATTAAACGCTGGCTGGGATGAGGAATTACTAGCTTTGGAGTTTGGTGAACTAAAGGATTTGGGTTTTGACCTAGAGTTGACCGGATTTGATGCAGGTGAAATCGAAAAGCTATTTGCCGATAATGGTGCAGAAATAAAAGACGATGAGTTTGACTTAACTTCTGCCCTTAATGAGGCGGCTTTTGTTTTGCCAGGAGATGTTTGGACACTAGGGCGTCATCGCTTAATCTGTGGAGATGCGACTGATGCAAAAGTGGTTAGAAAGTTGATGGATGGGAGAAAGGCAAATCTCATACTAACGGATCCGCCTTATAATGTAAACTTTGAATCATCAAGTGGGCTAACCCTTAAGAATGATAGCATGAAAAGGAATCAGTTCTATCAATTTCTTAGAGATTCCTTCCAAAATTTAGCTGACAACACAGAGGATGGTGGCTCTGCTTATATTTTCCATGCTGATACAGAAGGAGAGAACTTTAGGAAAGCATTTAGAGAATCTGGTTTTCATTTATCTGGCACTTGCATCTGGGCAAAGGATGGTTTTGTGCTAGGTCGATCTCCATACCAATGGCAACATGAACCCATTTTGTTTGGGTGGCTAGGCACTGGCAAGCACAAATGGTATGCAGGGAGAAGTGAAGCGACAATCTGGAACTTTGCTAAGCCTAAGAGCAATGGTGATCACCCAACATCCAAGCCTTTAGATTTACTTGCCTATCCTATCAGAAACAGTAGTCAGGCGAATGGAATTGTATTAGATGTTTTTGGTGGCTCAGGAAGTACACTCATTGCTTGTGAACAGGCCGACCGTATTTGCTATATGCTAGAGCTGGATGAAAAGTATGCCAGTGTAGTCCTTAGAAGATACGCTGATTTCATGGAAAATAATGGGGAAGATATTACTTGTGAACGTAAAGGGAAAACATATAAGTACACCGACCTTGTAAAGGAGGTGGAAAAACGTGGGTAGAAAGCTGACTTTAGGCTCTCTCTTTTCTGGAAGTGGTGGCTTTGAACTTGCTGGGCTTCTTCTTGGGGTTGAACCCATTTGGAATTCAGAAATTGAGCCTTTTCCCATTAGAGTAACGACCAAACGATTTCCTAAGATGACGCATCTGGGAGACATCAATGAAATAGACGGTTCTAAGATTCCGCCAGTTGACATTATCACTGGTGGTTTTTGTTGTCAGGATTTATCCGTAGCAGGAAGAAGAGCTGGACTTAAAGGAGAACGCTCAGGTCTATTTTATCAGATTCCAAGAATTATCAAGGAAATGAGAATTGCTACGAACAATGAGTATCCGAAGTATGTCGTTTTGGAAAATGTTCCAGGGATGTATTCTTCTGGAGGTGGCTCTGACTTTATGGAGGTGTTAAATGAAATCATCAAAGCCAAAGACGAAACCTTGTCAGTACCTATGCCTGAAAAGAATAAATGGTCGACTGCAGGAGAAATCGTGGGAGATGGTTTCTCCATTGCATGGCGCACGCTTGATGCTCAATTTTGGGGAGTTCCCCAGCGTCGTAGACGTTGTTACATTGTCTGCGATTTTACAGGAGAAAGTGCCGGAGAAATATTATTTGACGAAACGCGCTTGCGAGGGAATCCTCCGAAGAGCTTCCGTTCGTGGGAAGGAACTGCCAGAGATATTGAAAATTGCTTTGGAAACTCAAGCAAGCCTATCTACTCACTAGACCGCGAAAGTATGAATGCAGGGTATCAGTTTGACCGAATACCTGGAATTAACGAAAACGTGGCTGCAACTTTACAGGCATCGGGTCCAGGAGGAGTTTGCCACACCATAGAAAACAGACCACAAGATTGTCGAGTGAAAATTAGAGAAGATGGGATTTGTCAAACTTTAGATGCTCGTATGGGAACAGGAGGTGGAAATGTTCCTCTTGTGTTAGACGAACAATTGGTTGCTTCTCCTAAAGATGCCAACAAAACCTTTACATTAACAGCTAATGATGGCGAGAAGATTCAATGTGTGCTTGACCCAAAAACCCTAAAAATACGCTCTGGCTGTGAAGGTGGCGGAAAAGGGGCTTTGATTCAAGATAATCTGTCAGCTACTCTTGCGACCAATAATGACCAGACTGTTTTTGTTCCTCAGGCTTATGGTATTTGCTCACAAGGATCCAACTCTATGCAATCTTCTAATCCTACCAGTGGATTTTATGAGGCGAATACTTCTCGTACCATCGATGGGAACGCAGGACGTCCAGATTGTCATCAAGGTGGAATTGCTGTGGTTTGTGTAGAAGGGAATGGAACACGCCCCTCCCATAAAGGTTCGGGAGTAGGAGAAGATATTTCCTTCACATTAAACACGGTGGAAAGGCACGCAGTTTGCTATCAAGACAAGGTTGGTTCACTCTGTGCCTCCGATTATAAATTTCCACAGCAACAGCAGATAGAAGAAGGGAAAGCAATAGTTGAACAAGTTACTGTAGAAAATCATCAGCACAGTGGATATCGGGAAAGTGAGCTGTCTGGGACATTAAAATCCACAGGTGGAACCAATGGTGGTGGCAGTGAGTGTTTGCTTGTTGAAAACCAATATGTAGTCCGAAGGCTTACTCCACTTGAAGGTGCAAGACTTCAAGGATTCCCTGATTGGTGGTGTGATGATTTAGGCATAGAAGAACCAACAGAGGAAGATATCACATTTTGGGCAGAGGTATGGGAAACCCATAGAAAAACAGTAGGAAATGCAAAGAAACCAAAGTCAAGAAACCAGTTGATTAAGTGGCTTAAAAATCCTCATACGGATTCTGCAGAGTACAAGATGTGGGGGAATGGAGTAGCACTGCCATGTGTTTTATGGGTACTTGGAGGAATTATTGAGGTAGAAGAAAAACAAGTGCAAACAAGCACGGAAAGGACTAGAGATGAATATTATTGATGTTAGAAGTCGAGTTATGGGGGGAAACAGTAAAAGGAACACAAGCAATGTAAGGCATATCGTTCGTCACCACAGTGCAACCGCTGGAGGTGACGTTTTTGCTTTTGAAAGACATTGGAGAAGTTTAGGTTGGAACACTGGTGGATACCATGAAGTTATTCTACCCAATGGAGATGTTCAGCTCTGTTATAACGATAATGTAGTTACTAATGGAGTATTAGGGCATAACAATATTGCTTACCACATTTGTCTGGTAGGAAATGGTTCATTTACCCCGGCTCAGGAGAGAAGTTTTGAAATTAGAGCAAGAGCAGCCATGGGGAGGTTTAATCTTCAGGTAGCAAATGTAGTTGGACATGGAGAACTAACACCTACTGCTTGCCCAGGTACCGACATGAATGTGATTCGTAGAAGAGTAGCCGATACAAGTACAAATAACACTCCACCTACCACAAACCCTACACCTCCGCCACCTACAAATAGTTCAGGCGGTCAGAGTTTAGACCAGTTGGCACGAGAGGTAATCAATGGAAGATGGGGAAATAATCCTGAACGTGCTAGAAGATTGACTGCTGCCGGACATAATGCAGATCAGGTGCAAAGAAGAGTGAATGAAATTTTGTCAGGACAAGTGTCAACCCCACCAAAGCAATCACCGCCACCAGTTGTTCAAACGAGTAACATTGAGGTTTTAGCACGAGAAGTGATTCAAGGTAGGTGGGGAAATAATCCTCAACGAGCTGAGAGGTTAAGAACGGCCGGTCATGACCCCATTGCTGTGCAGAATCGAGTGAATCAGATTCTTCGAGGGTAATAGTTTAATGTAGTGTGATACTCACTATTTTCCTCCTTAATCTTTGGTACATATATGCTCTGAAATAAGTGGATATAATACTGTTTCAGAGCTAATATGTACCTACGAAAAATTGAAAAGGAGGATTTATCAAAATGAAAATCGCTTACAACGTAACAGGAGCAGCCAGAAAAGAGCTAGTAAAAAGTGTAGGGAAAGTCCTAGAAATCGAACCAAGATACTTAGGTGTTCCTACAGTAGCCTATGAGGTTGGAGCATATCACATCGATAAGGCAGGAACTTTAACTGGAGAAGACAATCAAGAACTTGTTCAAGTGTTATCTACAGAGTTCCAAATTCAACCAGTTTCTGAGGAGTATGACTTGGAGATTGCAGTAGCAACTGAACCAGTAGAGATTGAGCTGATTGAGATTAATGAAGAGCAAGGTGGTAACATTCATCAGTGTACCATTAAAATTCCAAAAACAGGATTCACTGAAGATAAGCTAGAAAACTTAGACAGATTGGTGGCTTCAAAAGCACTACTTCTAAAGGCGGCTTTTGGAACAGATTCCTTGGAAATAGGGAAAGTTGGAGATACTCTACTTTTTCCTTGGTTTGAAATTTCTGAGCCAACACATGCAGAAGCCTTCACCCAGTTCATTCACCTACTATGCAAAACAGCAATCGAAAAGCAAAGGGTTGTGAAGAAAGAATCCTCGCTCCCTGAGAATCCCAAATATGCAATGAGATGCTTTCTCCTTTCCTTAGGCTTTATCGGAGATGAGTATAAGCAATCTCGTAAAGTATTGCTTTCTAGGCTGGAGGGGAACTCAGCTTTTCGAAGCGGACAAAAAAGGGGGAATGAAACCGATGATTAAAACACCCTCCAGAGAAATTATTGAAGCAAGAAAAAGTAGGTACAAAAAAGGATTACGAGTAGAATTAATAAATATGGAGGACCCTTATACAGATTTAGCTTCTGGTGATAAAGGTACGGTTTCACATGTTGATGACATTGGTAGTATTCATGTGAATTGGGACAAAGGTTCTAAATTAGCATTGGTGGATAGTGTAGACGAGTTCAAAGTTCTTCCGACTATTACTGATGATATCCTAAAAAGCATCTTAGTAATCCGAGACTCTGGTCGCACTAATATGTTTGATGTGACCACGGTATATGAAATAGCAGTAGAGATGGGATTCTATGATTTAATGGTGTTCATTGAAGAACATAAAACAGAATACTGCCACTTCATTTTGACTGGTGAAAAGCCATAATATACACAATTTATATGACATATGTTTGTGTACATTATGAGTCGAATTGACTGGATAATTATCTCCTTCTGAGTGATATATGTAAGTAACAAAAAACACATCAGAAGGAGAGCAAACCATGTTAAGCAGCAAATTTGGAATTGAAATCGAAATGACAGGAATTACCAGAAGTAAGGCGGCTGAGGTTGCCACTTTGCACTTCGGAGGAAGGCAAGAATCGGGGCACGACTACTACAACACCCAAAAGGTTATCGCACCAGACGGACGGACTTGGAAGTTCATGAGTGACGGTTCCATTACCACAAGGAAGAAGGAAAACGGAAGAAAGGTCGTTGCAGGAGGAGAGTACAGCGTGGAGCTTGTTAGCCCAATCCTCACCTACCAAGAAGACATTGATTCTTTGCAAGAACTGGTGAGAAAACTTAAAAAAGCAGGAGCATTTGTTAACGACTCTTGTGGAATCCACATACACCTTGACGGCGCTCCTCACACACCAAGGAGCATCAGAAACTTTGTAAACATTATCGCAAGCAAAAATGACCTTTTCTACAAAGCACTGCAGATTAAGCCAGAGCGGATGAGGTTTTGCAAGAAGATGGATAGCTACTTGGTGGAGCGAATGAATAAGAAAAAGCCGAAGACCTTTTCAGCCATTGAAGACATTTGGTACGAAGGCTACTCCAATCGCTCAAACCGTTACAACAACAGCAGATACCATTTTCTCAACCTACACGCCTTTTTTACAGGGCACCATACGGTTGAACTAAGGGGCTTTAACGCAACCCTTCATGCAGGGAAGGTGCGCTCCTACATTGTATTAGCATTGGCTTTAAACAACCAAGCACTTACTCAAAAGAGTGCATCGGCAAGAAAGCCACAGACCGAGAACGAAAAATTCGCCATGAGAACCTACCTTAACCGCATTGGTTTTATTGGAGAAGAATTTGCAAACTGCAGAGAGCACTTAACAAAGCATCTTGATGGTTCAGCCGCATGGAGATACGGAAGGGCTGCTTGAATAGCAGATCAAAATAAAACGAAAGGAAACAAGGAAAAATGAAAAAAAGATTGTATATTGCTTACGGTTCAAACTTGAATGTTGAACAAATGAAGTGGCGTTGCCCCACAGCAGAGGTTGTAGGAGCAACCACGATCAATAACTACAAACTCCTTTTTAGGGGCGGGAAAAGGGGAGCTGTGGCCACTGTGGAGCCTTGTGAGGGAAGTATCGTACCCGCTTTGGTCTGGAGCTTAAAGTATAGAGATGAAGAAAGCTTGGATATTTACGAGGGATTGCCGATTCTTTATCGGAAAGAAATGCTACCTATTGAACTAAATGGCGAAGAAGTGGAAGGCATGATTTATATCATGAATGTTCAATCTCCAGAAAATGGAAGGTATATACCACTTGGCCAACCGACTCCATTCTATTTTGGAACCATTTACAAAGGGTATAAAGAGGCAGGATTTGATGTTGAAATTTTGAAAAAAGCAGTCTCTTATTCCGTAGAAATGTAGACAATTTTACCCCTAGAAATTTGGTACATATATGCTCCGAATCAACTGGATAATAGTGTGCTAGTACGGTAATATGACACTACCAAGAGCAAAGGAGAATAACAAGATGACAAACGAAAAAGCATTACAAGCATTCATGGCAGACGTAGGAGACATTGAAAAAAGACTCGAAGAAATTACCAAGCGAGTAGGAGACCACTTAGGTTACCATCCAGACGAAATTCACTGGGGGCATGTTGGAGAAAGCGGAAAACTTCTTAGTGAACTAACTACATTAAGGAACTGGCTTTACGGCAAAGGAGAGTATGCAAACTAACTAAAAGAGAAACAGACTACAAAGTCTTTTTCTCGTAGTAAGGCGCACAATACAAAGAGAAAACCAACTGAGGAAGCCCAAAGGGGCTACTCCTTGTATAAAATAGATTAGTAGACTTCTAATGAGGTCTTTTTTTATTGTTTAGAAAGAAGGAAATGGAATGTATAAATACGAGCCTACACCACTTATGCTACCTACGAGTATTTATGATAAGAAACGGGCAGATTTTGCGGTAGGCTTTATCTCCATGCTCAAGCACACCACAGGTGAGTGGTATGGGAAGCCATTTCATTTGATGCCGTGGCAAGAGCAGATTATAAGAGATATTTTTGGAATTGTGGACAAAAAAACAGGATATCGTCAATTTCGCACAGTTTATGTTGAGATTGGCAAAAAGAACGGTAAATCAGAACTTGCAGCAGCTGTTGCCCTTTATCTACTATTTGCCGATGGAGAGGCAGGTGCTGAAGTTTATTCTTGTGCTGCCGATATAGGACAAGCAAGTATTGTATATAACACAGCCAAAGCTATGGTGGAACAAAATAATGACTTGTCAGGAATTTCAAAGCTGATACCTTCTACTAAACGAATCGTATTCTCACATACTAACAGTTTTTATAGAGTGCTTTCTTCAGAGTATAAATCTAAGCAGGGATTTAATGTTTCTGGACTTATTTTTGATGAATTATTTGCTCAACAAACCAGAGAATTATTTGATACCATGACTAAGTTTTCTGGAGATGCAAGAAGACAGCCCCTGTACTTCCTAATTACCACAGCAGGTAGGGACAAAACCAGTATCTGTTATGAAATACACAGTAAAGCCTTGGCCATTACGGATGGAACTAAAGTTGATTCAACCTTCTACCCAGCAGTTTTTGGCATAAAAGAGGGTGATAATTGGGAAGATCCTGAGGTGTGGAAGCGTGTTAACCCTTCAATTGGGGTTACAATTCCTTTTGAAACCGTGCAAGCGGCTTATGAGCAAGCAAGGGAAAATCCAGCAGAGGAGATGCACTTTCGCCAATTTCGTTTGAATGAATGGTGTAACGCAGATATTCGCTGGATGCCTATGGATAAGTGGGAAGCCTGTGGTGAGGATATCGACCTAGAGGAATTTGAAGGTCGAGAGTGCTATTGTGGTCTGGACTTATCCTCTACCAGTGATTTGACAGCACTAGTCTTGGTGTTCCCGCCAAAAAATGAAGATAATAAATACACTATAATACCGTTTTTCTGGTTGCCAGAGGATGTGATTAATTTGCGCACTAGACGGGACCATGTTCCTTATGCTGTTTGGAAGAAGATGGGAGTGTTCAATACTACAGAAGGAAATGTAGTGGACTATGATTATATAGTTGCTTTTATAGCCAAACTGTCCCTTCAGTTTCGTATACGAGAAATTGCTTACGATCGGTATGGAGCGGAAAAGATAAGAAGAGACTTGGAAGAATTAGGTGCTGAGAATGGATTTGTGGTTTTTCCTTTTGGTCAGGGGTTCATTTCCATGTCACCACCATCGAAGGATTTCTATCAATTAGTTATGGAAAAGAGAATCCGCCATGGGAATCATCCCGTTCTTGATTGGAATCTGGGAAATGTAGTAGTGGATCAAGACGCTGCAGGAAACATAAAGCCAAACAAACGAAAGTCTACAGAAAAGATTGATGGAGCAGTAGCGATGGTTATGGGGTTGGCAAGGGCTACTCTCTGCGGTAGCACGGAATCAAGTGTATATGATGAAAGGGGGCTGTTTTTTGTATAAAAGTACTTGTTTTTTTACCATTCTATATGACATAATGAAAACACAATGTACTGGAAATTTTTTATGTGAGGATATTATGAAAAAGGATAGAAGTTTGCTTAATTTGCCAAAAGAATATACTGAAGTTAAGCCTATTGATTTAAAGAAAGACAAAGAGACAAAGCTCGCTAAAGGTATAACATCTGTTGTGACAGCTATCGCATTATTTATTATTGGTTATTTGATTGTACCGTTTTCGTTGATTCACTATGGTGAGTTTTTTCTATTTCGAGTTTCAAGGTATTTAGTATGTTTTGTAATATTTTTAATCTTTGCTCTAATAATAGTGCACGAATTGATTCATGGATTCTTCTTTAAACTATACTCTGGAGAAAAAGTAAATTATGGATTTACTGGTAAACGTGCCTATGCTGGATGTAAGGCTTATTTTGAAAAAAATCCCTTTTTGATTATTACACTTTCACCAGTCATTCTATTGAGTACTCTACTTCTTTTTGCTAGTATATTTTTACCAATTGAGTGGTTTTGGAGAATTCATATATTGCAAATAGTTAATTTTTGGATTGCTAATGGAGACTTTCATACAGCGATTTTTTTAAGAAAACTACCCTCGGATACACTAATACAGGACACAGGTTATTCTATAACTTTTTATTCCAAAATAAAAAAATAGGAGAATGCAACCTCCCGTATTTTAATAATGTCAACATGGGACATGGTATGAATTTAATAATTGTCTAGTTCATCTAGCACTATCTTAATTAGATAAGTGCTTTTTTTCTTGCTCTTTTGGAGGTGATGCTATGGGGATTGTTTCCCGAATAAAAAATGCTTGGAATAATCGAGTAGGTGGTGACTGGAGTTTTCTTTTTGGAAGCACCTCCAGTGGAAAGGCTGTTAATGAGCGAACTGCAATGCAAACATCTGCGGTGTATGCTTGCGTTCGCATCTTGGCAGAATCAGTGGCTTTGCTGCCCCTACACCTTTACGAAAATAACAGTGAAGGTGGTCGAGAAGTTCTGCGTAGGCATCCCTTATATCGATTGCTTCATGATGAGCCAAATCCTGAGATGACCTCCTTTGTGTTTCGAGAGACACTAATGAGTCATCTTTTATTATGGGGAAATGCTTATGCTCAAATTATTAGAAATGGGAGAGGTAATCCTGTAGCACTATATCCGCTTCTTCCTGACCGAATGTATGTGGAACGAAGTACCTCTGGAGATCTCATATATATTTATCAGGCTGATGATGGACAGAGAATACTTGGTCGTGATGAGATTTTGCATATCCCTGGTCTTGGATTTGATGGGTTGATAGGATACTCTCCAATCGCTATGGCAAAAAATGCTATCGGTATGGCATTGGCCACAGAGGAGTATGGTGCCATATTCTTTGCAAATGGGGCGAATCCTGGGGGTGTGTTGGAACATCCAGGGGTAATTAAGGATCAGAACCGATTAAGGGAAGGTTGGCAAAGTCAGTTTTCTGGTGCGAATTCGCATAAGGTAGCGGTCTTGGAAGAAGGACTCAAATTTAAACCATTATCCATTCCACCAGAGCAAGCACAGTTCTTACAAACAAGAAAATTTCAAATTAATGAAATAGCTCGAATTTTCAGAGTTCCACCACACATGGTTGGTGACCTTGAGAAGTCGAGCTTTTCTAATATAGAACAACAATCATTGGAGTTTGTGAAGTACACCTTGGATCCATGGATAGTTCGCTGGGAGCAATCCCTTCAACAAGCGTTGCTTTTGCCAGCCGAGAAAAGAAGATTGTCCATTCGTTTTAACTTAGACGGTTTACTTCGTGGTGATTATCAAAGTCGCATGAAGGGATATTCTATTGGAATCCAAAATGGATTCATGTCACCAAATGATATACGTGGCTTGGAAGATATGAATTTAATACCTGAAGAAGAAGGAGGGAATTTGTACTTTGTAAATGGAAATATGGTCAAGCTGAAAAATGTGGGAGCAGCCTATGGAAAGAACTATCCCACTTATGAAGAACAAGAAGAAAGTGAGGATGAAGAGTGATGAAGAAGGACGTAAACAAATTTTGGAACTGGGTCAGAGGTGACACTAAGAATGGAGACACATTATATTTTGATGGTGTCATTGCAGAGGAAACTTGGTGGGATGATGATATTACTCCTGAAATGTTTAGAGAGGAGTTAGAGGAGTGTGAAGGTGATATCACCATATGGATTAACTCTCCTGGTGGTGATTGTGTTGCTGCTAGTCAAATTTATTCCATGTTAATGGAATATGAGGGCAACATTACAGTGAAAATTGATGGTCTTGCAGCATCAGCAGGAAGTGTTATCGCTATGGCTGGGACAGAGGTTTACATGGCACCCACTGCACTTATGATGATTCATAATCCACTTACTGTAGCAATCGGGGATAGTAAAGAAATGAAAAAAGCAATCGATATGCTGTCAGAGGTAAAGGAAAGTATCATCAATGCCTATGAAATTAAGACTGGTCAACCGAGAAAGAAGCTATCTGACCTTATGGATGCAGAAACATGGATGAACTGCAAAAAAGCAGTGGAGCTAGGCTTCTGTGATGGGATTTTGAAGGATAAGAAAAGAGAAGTATCTGATACCACCTACGCCTTTAGCCGTCAAGCAATAACAAATTCTCTGCTAGATAAAGTAAGCAGTAGAAGAGCTACACAAACAAAGCAAAGTGTATCTGCCGATTCCTTAATGGATCGGCTCAATTTAATTTCACATTAATTTATGGAGGACTATTAGAATGAGTAAAATACTAGAATTACGAGAAAAACGAAATCGTATCTGGAATACAGCAAAAGAGTTTCTAGATAGTAAAAGGGGAGAAGATGGATTAGTTTCCCCAGAAGCTTCAGCTGAGTATGACAAGATGGAAGCCGATATGGTAGCACTTGGAAAAGAAATCTCAAGGTTGGAAAGGCAACAAGCATATGACCTTGAGATGAGTAAAGCAACATCTACTCCTATTACCAACAAACCCGACCGGTCAGAGGATAAAACAGGCAGAGCTTCTGCTGAATATCAAGCCGATTTTGGAAATATCCTTCGAGGTAAGTTACCACAAAACAATGTGCTAAGTACCTCTCCTGATGCTGATGGCGGCTATCTTGTTCCGTTGGAGTTTGAAAAGAGAATTATTCAAGGTTTGGAAGAAAACAATGTGATTCGTGCTATTGCCAAGACGATTTCCACATCTTCTGAGAGAAAAATACCGGTGGCTGCGACTCACTCTGTTGCACAGTGGACACCAGAAAATGCTCCTTACAAAGAGAGCAATCCGACATTCGCCCAAAAGACGATTGATGCTTATAAGTTAACAACACTTGTAAAGGTGAGTTTGGAGCTAATGCAAGATTCCATGTTCAATCTGGAAGAATATATTGCAGAAGAAATTGCCAGAGCTTTTGCAGTAGCAGAGGAAGAAGCCTTTTGTATTGGCAAAGGAACAGGGCAACCAACAGGGATATTTACCGAGCAAGGTGGATCTATTGGAGCCAAAATTAATGCTACAATTAGCACAGACTGTCTCATCGACTTAATCTATTCCTTGAAAAGTCCATACCGTAAAGGTGCTGGATTTTTGATGAATGATTCTACTATTTCAGCTATTCGTAAGCTAAAGGACTCTACTGGTGCTTATCTGTGGCAACCGAATGTACAGGCTGGAGAACCTGATAGATTACTAGGTTATCCAATTTATACTAGCCCTTATGCTCCAGAAGTTGCGGCCAATTCTCTACCAGTTGCTTTTGGTGACTTTAAGAACTATTGGATTGCTGATCGCATGGGTCGCACAGTTCAAAGGTTAAATGAGCTTTATGCTGGAAATGGTCAGGTAGGATTCATTGCCACTGGCCGTGTTGATGGCAAGATGGTGAGGGCAGAAGGAGTTCAGTTACTTAAAGTGGGAGCGAAAACCGGGAGCTAGAACATTATGAAGCCAACAGAATTACAAAGAAAGTTGATGCGAAAGATCAAGCAGAATCTTATTTTATCCCACAACGAAGATGACGAGCTGATTCTTCGTCATGCTATAACTGGGATAAGCTATGCCGAAAGCTACCAACATTTGCCAGATGGATATTACTCAAATAAGGAACACCAGATGCCTGCCACAACTGAGCAGGCTATTATTATGCTTGCAAGCCATCTTTATGAAAGTAGAGATGGCTCTACTGCAGG